GTCGAATGAAAGCCTCCCACTCCGCACAAAGGTTGTGCATAGTGAGAACAGCTTTCGTCCCCGGGTCTCCCATCAGGACGCCCGAGGTTGTCAGCGTGTCGAAGAAATCTCCGACATGTGACTCGTATCTACGCGGGGAGCAAAGCACCCTCGCGCAGACATGGAGGTAGGGATTATCTTCCCCAAGGCCTTCCATTAAACCCTCTAGCATTGCTAGAGAGTACTCATGGATACAGAAATCTGTAGCCTGAGAGAGATCACTACTAAGTTTGTACGTGATCTCATTGGGCACGGGACCCGCATTGCGTAATCCCTTTACCCACTCATACCCCTGCCATCCGCGGGAAAGTCCCGCGGTGGCAGAAGGATGAAGTCTCAACAGACCTATTAGGTGATGAGAGAACGGTTGGAGGAAGATTGTAAGACAATCTTCCCCCACAGTGACGATCCGGGATTTTCCTCCCGGTTCGCCGATCGCCGATGCACGTATAGAAGGTGCATTGGGACCCCTCTGTAGGGACATTCCGCCTTCGCGGTATGGACTCCCGACCAACAAACCGTTGGCCAGGCAGTCTTCGATAGACCACTGGAGCAATTGCTTCCCAGTGGCACTGTCGAGTCCATATAGAGGATCCTCGTATTTGAAATTTTCAAAATCGAGGACCATGTCTTCGCAGGATTCTCCGAAGACACGGGAACTATCATAGACGGGATTTTCCCGACACATGGTAGTCCATACGGGCCTACCGGCTATTAACCGGTACGGCTCGCCGAACCAGTTCGTGCCTTGCACGTCCTTGTTCGAAATTCGAGTGGCCCAGTTGCGATACTTTATCGCAACTTCCGCCGCCCTGCCGCCTTCACTCACTGGCGAGTCTATACTCGCCGATGAAGTTAGCGACAGGTGTCCCATTGATCGAAACGATCTGGGCTTGAAATTTTTAACGATCGAACGTCCCACAAGGACGGACAACCGTCGGAGTATCTTACTCCTGACCTCGGTCGTTTCTACGCTGCGGTGTAGCGTTTCTGCATGTTTAAGCAGACTCGCCTCGCGCGTAGCTTTTCCACCAGCAGGCATTCCCCTGCTGGTGCAGAGATGACACAGCCGAGTTGCCTCGGCCTTTGTCATTACCCCGCGATCCCAGACTCCAACGAGCCAGGGACATAACTTCCGCCAAATCGGCGGAAGTTCAGAGAGATTTTGTCTCTCTGCGCCAAATCCCGGAAAATCATCCGGAATTTCGGGATCTTGCGTTTCAGAACGCAAGGCCTTCCATTTCAGCAGTGCGAAGAATTTCTTACACTGCGAAGTTAGCCTATCGGAACTAAACGTTCCGAGGCCATAGGCCCAGGTCATCAGTTTCTGATACTCGGGCATCGTCTGAAAATGTCTCACATTTTCAGGCGTGGAGGTCAACAAGTTATCCTTGAGGGCCTCTACCGAATTCGAAAGGCGTTTTAGCCCGTTTCGGTCGAGTGAGCAGATCTTATCTACCACTCCAGAAGAGAGAAGAGGGAGCAACGCTCCCACTCTCTTCCTCCGTTGTCGAAAGCCCTCGGCTTTCGAGAACCCACCTATGGAAACGATCAAGGATCGTCCCATATGTATATCAACTGAGTTGGCAAGGCCAACCCAGTTGAGCTTCGGATCTAACAGATCCTGAAGTTGATCATTTTGGTCCTTCGTTGAAGACGAAGCCTGAGCCACGGTTGCGAAGGAACTTC